GAACCTATAGCTTTTACCAAACGATCCTTCGACTCCCGTCTTGTCCTTCTCAATGATAGCTTCACCCTTTTCAATCCTTGTGAACTTTCCAGTCCACACGGGCACATCAGGCTTCACGCCCATGTTCTTCCCGTATTCGCTATCGCGAAAGAACACATTGTACCTCTTACCAACATCCGACTTCGTAGGCCGAGCTGGCATTATTATACGCTGCGAATAAACTGGGCTACATAAAACTCCTTTAAAGGATAAGCACGTCAACTATACATGGAGGAGTGGAAGGATTCATCTCACGAAAACTACGAGGTGTCGAACCAAGGACGCGTGAGGAACCGATCGACGGGTAGGATCATGAAGCCTTACTTGGATCCTCATGGTTACTACAGTTTTCGACTTGCGAATAACAAGGTTCAGACGAAGAAATACCTTCACAGGCTCATGGCAGAAGCATTCATCGAGAACCCAGAGAATCTCAAATTGGTGGATCACATCAATCGAGATCGCGTCGACAACCGACTTGAGAACCTAAGGTGGATTTCATGCACGGGCAATATGTTGAATACTGCGCGACATGAACAAGATATGTATGGGATTTCGTGGTGTGCGAGCCGTAATAGTTATCAGGTCCATTTCAGACGCAATAAGAAACAGATGGGGTTTGGATACTTCCGAAGCATCGAAGAAGCCAAGACCAAGCGCGATGCAGTTCTTATCCAACTTAACAATGGAGAGTTCCTTACCTAAACTGATCTTATGAATTCCCATCTAAGGTAAGAACATATCTTCTCCCAGATGTGGTCGTGAGCAATCAGGCGGTCGCGGGACTTGAGCAACGGAAAGTAGACCTTGTACTCGTCCAAGTCCAGCAGCTCGAAGAACTTGTAGAGAATGTAGGAGTAGGACAGGAAGTTCGTGCGGTCGTTGGGGCAGTAGAGCAGGAACGGCGCCTGAATCTCTTGGAACATGGCGCGTATCTTCTCCTCAATCTCGGGCGTGATGGTGGGCGGTGGATTGCCGTTCAAGCGTGACAGAATGTGAGCCGCATGCTCGTAATACTTGGACCTCCCCAGCTTCTTCAGAATCTCGCGTATCTCCTTCTCCGTCAGGTCGGCAATATTGTCGATGCGACGCTTACGGATCTCCAGCACCACCTCGTTCATCACTTCTTCGGGAATCATGGTGGACTCCTTGGCCTGAAACTGGTTCAGGATTTCGTTGAGGTGGTTGATCTTCTTGTACGCGTAATTGTTCCGCTCCTTGGGCGGGTCACGGAACGACTGGAAATCCGACACCACCAACGAGTATTCCTCGGACCCACATTTCGGGCACACCAGAATCCCCTCGGAACTGATTTCCTCACGAGCCACATTGCACTGCGCACAGTGTTCGGTCTGCTGCTGCGTGGCCTCAGGGACCGCACCCAACTTCATGCGGGCGACATACTCATCAAACATCTGTTTGCGCGTGATGCCCGTATCCGTGGACGCCGCGGTGGCAAAATACTTCAGGAAGGTATTGGCATCCTTGGGGGCAACCGTCGTGGCCGAGGTGCCTCCCGATTCACGATTGTAGTAGCCCATCAGAATGTCCATGTTCTTCAGGTAATACTCCTGGACCGGGTCTGACTGCACGGCCTCTTGCTCCAGTTCCTTCACGCGCGCTTCCCACTGCGAGCACTGAATCACATCGCCAATCTCGTTGGATCCACGCACCGTTTGAATGCGCTCCTTCAATTGCGTCAATTCCGCATCCGCATCCGCCTTGGACTGGGTTTCCCGCAGTCCCTGAACAATATCCTGGTGAACCGAATCGAGCGTCCCGATGGACGCCGATCCCGTTTCCCGTATCCGCCTCACCTTGAATACGTCCATACTGAACTTGTGGTTGTCTATGTAGATGCCTTATTGTCCAACGCCTCCATCACTTCCTTCATAAAGGCAGGGTTTGAACAGATCTGTGGCCTCTGCTTGCGAACCGCCGACAACAACACGGGAAAGTCCAGTCCGAAGTTCTTACACATGTAATACAGCAGCAGGAACGCCGAGCGGTTGATGCCCGCTTGGCAGTGCACAAACACAATGGCGTTGGGCGCGCGGAGAAAGGACCGCAGGGCTGCTTCGAACTCTGGATACCAGTCGAGGATCTTCGCTTGGATGGAGTCGTGAGCGTCCAACTGGGCGTAACGGCTAGGATACATCTGCCGAAACCAAGCAGGTGAATCCTCGGAGAATGCGCAATTGATGACGTGTGTCACCCGATGTGTATTCACGAAAAACGAGGTCAATGACGCCCCGGCTCCCAAGCAAATGTTGGGATACACCCACGCAGGAGTGTCCATTCCTTATGAAGTGTCATGTGTCTTAAATACCCAAACTACCGAGAAACACGGAGAGCAAGTGGGCAATCACCACCGCGGCGGCGCCCAGGACGCCCGCTCCCTGCCACGACACCACACCTCCGCTGGTATACATGGACGGCAGATACTGCAGGAGCATGTTGCGCGGCGTCGACAGGGAGATGATCGCAGCCGCGACAAAGAAGCAGAAATACAGCTTCAGGTTACGGAACATGAATCCCATCGCAGGCAGGGTCGGCTTGAAGGATGGAATCATCGAGCCCTGCGTCGTCTGCTCTGTCGAGGGCATTGGGATCAGAGGCGGGGCCGACTGGTTGCCCTGCGGAGAGGGGAGCAAGGCATCCAAAGAAGTGGAGTCGCTGTCCATTGTTTATACTCAAGGCATCTTTTCGCATGTCGCATCTTCCACGCGGTAGCGATAGCACTTTCCATTGACTCGGTTCGTCTTGGTGCGCAGGTCGTCCAGCGGCAGCGCCAGAGTGTAGTGGGTGACAAAGTCCCGATGAAACAGCACGGCTGCCAGACCGAGACCCACGATGAACGAAAAGAAGGGACGAGCACGTTCAATGGAGTGAGTAATGTCGAGCACCATTACTTCTTAAGAGAGGCAAGAAGGTTGAAGGAATCTGTCTCCGAAGTGCATGGAACTTCTGTAGCCTCGACTCGGACGCACCCTGTCTCCGTGTAGTAGATGCGCTCTTCGTCTGTGGGGTCGGGGACCTTCGAGACGTTGCGCGTGGGAGGAATGACAATCGTGGACAACAACAACCCAAAGGTCACGCCTGCGACAAACCAGAGTCCGTCGATCATTGTGATTTAGGAGGGAAGAAATAACCCTTTGCCTTCGAAAACCCTTCGGAGAAATTGATGGATCCCAGTGCCGTTCCAGGCGCCTGACCGCCAGGAAGCATGCCCTTCTCGGGCAGTTGGCTTTCGACAAACCACCAGAAGGTGAATTGAATCGCAAAGGACCAGACGGGCGCTAACATCGCAAGGAATGCCATGATATACCGGGTCGCCCCGAACTGACCCACCAATCCCGCTGCCCCTGCGAACCACATTCCGTAGGCGCCGAACTTTGCTTCGGTCGCAAGGGATGCAGTCAGCCCAGAGTTCAAGATGTGATTCCACAACATGTATGCCCAAATGACCATCAACAGCCAGAACACGGCCACCGTGAGCCAGAACTGAAGGGTTCCTGCCGCCAAGGCTGCCTTCCAACTGAGTTCACTGGGCTTCTTCATCAACAGACCCCACGCAGACAGTTTGCCGAGAATGATGATCTGCTCCATACCAAACTCCCGGGTGTGGTATCCATCTGGATCAATCCATTGAATCGCCGCAGTGGGAGGCTTGAGCTTGATGGAATCGGGGTTGTCGGGTTCCGTGATCAGTCCGTCGTCTCGCAGATCGTTCGCAAGTTTCTTGACTGGATATTCCACATAGCCCGCATAGCGGTTGGCATTGAGATACTTGATGATGTCGAACGTCTGTTCGCCGTACTTGAACTTGGCACTCACAATACGAAGTCCAGGATCGGGAGGATTCGGAAACTCATAGGTCGGGGCAGTCGGGATCGACGGAACCGTGTACGACGCCGTGGTTGGAGGCGGCGGCTCGTCCTCGGGGGTCCTCCGCACTTGATACGGATTGACCTTAACGGGCGGCGGAGGGTTACTCATATTGTTAAGAAGCAAACACAAGATTGGCAAGACCACTCACGACACGCAAGTAATTGTAGGATTCCACATAGGCGCCGACCGTGTAGGTATATTGAAACACCACGGTGGAGTTTCCAGTTGTATTCACGTTCTGAACGACCGACAAGATCTGGTCGGGCGTATACAGGCCAATCTGTGCTGCGGGAATCACCAGCGGGTTCGTGCTGAGCGCCGTGGACTTTAGAATACACACGGTGGTTGTCGTAGGTGCGGACGGTTGGTTAGGGGCGGGCAGCGGCTGGAGAAGGGTCAAGCGCAACACTGCCTTGTTGATCGTGCTTCCGTTCGCGGCGCCCGATGGTTGGTACTCGCTATTGTTGAGGCCAAAGGAATACATGTAGACGCCCGGCAGCTGAAGCGGGGCTGTTCCATCTGCAAAGCGGTAGGTCTGAATGAGAGAGTAATACTCGACGGGCTTGACCTGGAGCCGCTCGTTGCCGTCGAACAGGATCACACCGTCCACCACGCTCTCACGAGGAAACACCGACGTCACCTGGTTCTGCCCCGACGCATACAAACTCGTGGGCACGTCCAAAGTATTCACGGTCCACGGGGCTCGGTCAGGATTCGGCCAGTTCGTGTAATTGTCCCACATGTTGTTTGCGATGCTGTCGGAACGTGACACCACCCACGTGACGCGCGACACCAAGTTTCGCATCGGCAAGAGCAGGTCTGTATTGGGTCCAAACTGACCTTCGGCGCCCACGTAACTGACCTCCTTGAACATGTAGCTCTGGTCGGCCGTGGCAAACTGGTTCATTTCCATCTCGGTCAGGTAGAAGAAGTTACACTCCAGATACGGGCTGGGGAAGAAATTGGTCACACCCGGATTCGTCGGCGCGCCATTCGGCAGCGACGGAGTCAAGAACAGATTCAACGGAAACAGATCGGGACGTACACGCTGTCCATAGGTCGGCGAACTGGGCGTCACGTCCACCACTGTATACAGATACTTCGATGGCCGCAGGGTCACATTGATGTAGACTTCCGTGTTCTGCATGGACACCAACGGAAGAACAGACCCCACGCTCTCGCAGAACCAAAAGTGAAGGGGGATCACCAACTGCCGCGACCGAATCGAGGGCTCGGGAATTGTAGTGCCCGGGAAGATGGTGTTCCCCGAGACATCCACCACAGGTGTCCCATACGCAACTGCGTGGGGGTACTGGCCCTCACGATCGTAGGCGTGGGAGGGGTCGTACATCTCCGGAACATTGCCCGTCATTTTGTTGACCGTTGAGCGCTTCGTTCCGGTGAATGTCAAATAGGAATACAGCTTCATCCACTCGCCCGACAAGCGCTGAATCAATTGACCGTTCATGGTGATCTCGATGTTGTCGATGAGATTGTAGCCAATGTTGCGAATCCACTCAAACTCGTAGCCAATCGCAGAACACTTGGGATCGTATCCTGTGGGCGGAGTCGCCACGGGGACCAGCGGAGACCAAATATCAGGAAGAGTGATGACCAGATACGTGTCATTGAGCAACTGTGCGTAGCGGTCGATGCGTGCGGACAATTTACGGGACTGCGAGAAGTCAAAGTTGAGGTTAGCGCTTCCAAAGTCCACACGAATATGCTCCATGGCAAAGTTCGTGTGGCGCTTGTATGTGTTGCGAAAGTAGGTCATGGACGGGTTGCCATTGACCAACTCGTTCTGGGCTCCAACGCCCACCAGCTGGAGGAGTGCGCCAGGCATTTGTAGTTACGGAACATCATTGTTTAATAGAGAAGCGCGCCACTCTGCGTGCAGCACTGCGACGTAGTCGTCCTGCCCAGTCCAGTACACGTATTGTTTCCACGGCATGCGGCCGCCACGGTCAACTGATACCGCGTTGCGGCATTCGCCTTCAGACTGAGATACGTAGACGGAATCTTGTTCTTACCGAACGGCGGGTCAGCCGCGTAGATCTTCGAAATCACTTGGCGCTTGACTTGTGTCAGGTAGTCCTGGGCAGAGTTGACCTGCATCCTATTTATACAGAGCCAAGAGAATTGATACAATGCGCTTCGTTCTCGTCAGCACACACGTGGATCAGACCACGGGCTACTCTAAGGTGGCCCACAACCTCCTTCGTCAGGTATCGTCTCTGGCCCCGAAGGTCAAGACGTTTCACTTTGGGTTCCAGCGCCACCCGGACCGCAAGAATGTCCGCAAGCTTCCCGACAATGTCACAGGATATGACGCCGCCGCTAACGAGGATCCGCGCGAGGAGGGATTCGGATTCAACAAGATCAACGAGTATCTGGAGATGGTCCGTCCGGACGTGGTTATGATCTACAATGATCCCCTGATCATTTGTAAGTTTGTGGAGGCGATGAAGTACGACAAGGCTACGTCGCCGTTCAAGCTGTGGCTCTACGTGGATCAGGTCTACAAGGGTATCGCACAGCCTCTGGTGGATACCATGAACAAGAATGCCGATGCGATCTACTGCTTCACCAAGGCGTGGGCAGAGACCTACGCCTCCTACGGCGAGGGTCCTACTCCCAAGGTGATTGAGCACGGTCTGGATGCCGCCGAGTTCACCTGTATGAGTCGCGATCAGCGGATGAGTCTCCGTCGCAATCTCAAGATTCCCACGGATGCCATCGTCTTCCTGAATGCGAACCGCAACAGCCAGCGCAAACGCCTGGATACCATGATCATGGGCTTTGTTCACCTGATGTCCAAGAAGCCCGACGCTCCACTGTACCTCATGGTGGTCACGGCTATGAACCCGCAGCAGGGAGCGTTCTACGATCTTCAGCGCATCTACATCAACGAGCTGAAGCTGGCGAATCTGGATCCGGCTGCATTTGCGTCGCGCCTGATGATTGTGGACACTGCGCCTCCGAACACACTGACGGATGCGCAGATCAATGAGATCTACAATATTACGGATATTGGTGTGAATACCTCGGACGGCGAGGGATTCGGCCTCTGTCAGCTCGAGCATCTGTATACGGGTGCGCCGCAGGTTGTTACTACGGTTGGAACCTACGAGGCATTCCTGAATGACAGTGTTGCGACCTTTGTTCCTCCATCGGGTCTTCAGTATTTCGCTGGATCTATGCCGCTGGGCTTCACTGCCCCGACCTTTAGTCGCGAGGATATCGCCAGTGCGATGGAGGACGCTGTCATGAATCTGGATACACGCAAGGCGGCAATCCGCAGTTACCCGTTCAAGAGCTGGAGCAAGGTCTGCGACTCCTGGCTGGAGGATCTTCATCGCACCTCGTAGGTCGGCTTTCCCTCGAGGACCCAACGGATCTGTGTGTCCGAGATCTTGCGACCCACCGGAATCAGACGGTTGTTATCCTCGAACGCCACTCCATCAAAGACCTCTGTCGTCAACGGATCAATCAGGAACAGGATTCCCTTGATCACAACCTTCTGCAGGCGCCGTGTTTTGCGCTCCATGTTGCGGAGATACGTGGAGTCGAGATCCTCTGACTTGACCGACGGCTTGAAGGCCAGATCCTCTCCCGTGATGGTGCTGTCGAAGCGCATACAGGAAATCACAGGCTTCTCGCGGGAGTGGAGTTTGCGGTGAATCTCGCAGTCCACGGCCGACTGCTTCAGAAGCAGACCGATCTTTTGGTTGATCTGGTTCTTCTCGAAGGCAACCTCGTAGAGGTACTCATCCGCAGACATGAACGTCTCCACAGGTCCTCCGCCCTCGTAGCGCTTCATGGTCGTGTCGGCCCGACGAATCGGCGTAATGTTCGGGAACTCGTTGGACTTGGCCTGTTCCTCCGTGAACACCGACACATAAAAGCTAATACGCACTGTCCTCTCCTCTACGGGGAGCGTTGCGTGGGAGCAAATACGAATGGCGCGGCCAATGACCTGATCGTGACGAGCGGGAGTCCAGTGCGGCTCCAGAATGTGGACGTGGCGAACATTGGCCAGCGTGATACCTTCCGCACCCGAACTGGAGGCCATCAGCAGAGACAGCAGCTTCTTGCCCCGTCCCTCCACGCTCGTCTTCAGTGACGCGGGAAAACTAGATTCGTATTTGCCGTTAAAGATTTGGCGAGTCAGTTCCCGCTCCTCGGCCGACTCCTGGCCCGTGTAGAAGGTGTAGGCAGGCTTAGCAGGATCCATCTCACCCTCCACCCACTGACCGTTGCTCTTTACGATCTTGTACAGCTGCCACCCATTCGCCTCTAGAATAGCGGAAAAGACACCGAGACCTTCCAGCTCGCGATACTGGGAATAGACGAACTGGTTGAGGCCTGTCGATTCTTGGATCAACTTCAAGGCGCGGAGAAACTTGGGACTCAAGGTCTCCAACGCCTTCTCTGACAGGTAGCGGTCAGGGTTGGACTTCAATTTTTCCAGGATCGCTGGCTTGTCCACCACCTTGTCTTCGGACTCGGCCTCTTCGGCCGTGAACTCCGCACGCAGTTCTGCAGGCAGCAAGTAGTTGCAGGCCAATCGCGACAGAACGCGGTAACTGCCGAGATTCTCGTCGAGCGACTTCTTGCCCTTGTTCGAATCCATCTTCAACTCAGCCCAGCGCTGGCCCAGATAGTGCGTGAACTGCTCCTTGGACATTGGAACCTTCTCGAGCATCTTGTCGTCGTCCACGCGCCGGGGCAACATCCGCTCGTCAGCACCCTTGAAATACGAGACCAATCCCTGAATGCGCCGCTGAAACAGAAGCGGGTTCTTCACGGACAAGCCATCGAGGAACAAGGCCGAGAATTCACCAAACGGCGAAGGCAGTCCTTCGAATTCTTCCACCGACAGACGCTCCATGTCAATCTCCGCACCCGCCATCTCCACCTCCACTTTGGTCTTGAACCCACTCACCCAATCCGCAGGAACTGCGACCCATTTCATGTCGGCCTTGTACTGGACGGCAATACGATCGCCCTTCTCATTATAGACGGAGCGGAACTGCGGGGGATTGCGGGTGATCATCACAATCTTCTTGGACGCATTGAACTCGATGGTATCCACTTCGGCCTGCTGACGGAACGTGGCCGTCAACTTGTCCTCGTCCCAGCCCTCGATACGCTTGAAGGGAATGGTGATGCGCTCAATCGGTCCACGCAGCAGATTCATCAGATACGCAATCTCGTTGGGGCGGTTGATCACGGGCGTTCCCGACAGGGCTACAATCTTGCAGCGCTTGGCCTTGTACAGCGCTTGATACACAGGGCTCACCACGCCGTCCTTGTCGGCGATACGCGAGATGAAGTTGTGAACCTCATCCACAATCACCACCTTGTCCTCGAACGGATTGGGACCCTCCTCGGGAACCATCTCCTTCACAGCCGCCCGCGTCAAGCCGTTGTAGTTCACAAAGGTGTAGCGCTGGCTCAGAATATCCTCGACCTGCGCACGAATCACATCCTGCTCCGTCTTGGGCAGGTCCGCAAAGTTCGGGTTCTCATTGGGCACCGTGGAAAAGAAGCGGTTGTTCCGATCCAGAAACCCGTCGGAGATACCCATGGTCTTGGCCGTTGCCCGCGTCTCTTCCGTCAATTGCTGTTGGCGCCAGTGATTCTCGTAGGCGTAGATGGGGTCGCCGCACTTGCGCAACTCACCAATGTAATTGGCACGGAGCGACGCAGGGGTCATGACGACCGTCTTCAGGGTCGTCAGCAAGGATTCTGCCACGGCAATCGACGAACATGTCTTACCCGAACCCAATCCATGATACAGCAGAATGCCGCGATAGGGCGTCTCGATCAGCATGTAATCGCGGATCAATTTCTGGTAGTGGAGCAGCTCGCGAGCGTTGGACTGCTTCTTGCAGAGATCCTCCTCCTTGTCATCCGCGTCCTGGGGTTCACGGGGTGACTTGCGGTATTTCAGAAAGGTGCGGGTAATGAAGTCCGCAAAGGCCTTTCGGTTGGGGAGGACGTAACTCGCCGACGCCATTATCTTCTGCTACGTTGAAAATATCGGGCTAGTGAACAATGTCGTCACGAGGATTGCGTGTTGCTGCGATGACGAATACGCCACCCACGTCTGCACCCGTGACCCCGCTTCCGACCACTGAGAATCCACTCCCTCGTCCTCTTACGGAAAAGGAGAGGCTCATAAAGGGTGTTCAGGCTCGGGTAGGGCCTATACCTGTGAAACTTGGCGGCCTCAAGTCGCGTCGTCGCACGCGCCGTCGCCGTTCTCGCAAAACTCGTCGCAGCCGTAAGTAATGGAGGTGACGCGCAAGACCCATCGCATCTGGATGGTGTCGATTTTTTTGTTCTTGATGGCGGGGTTCCTGTACCTCAAGCCGACGGTTGCGTTCGGGCGTGAGGGGCGGATTCGGCCGTTTGGAACGACTGACAAGGAGTCGACGGTCTTTCCTGTGTGGTGGTGGGTGTTCGTGCTGAGTGTGGTGGCCTACTGCATCACAATCTACCTGGCAAACTTTCGAGTGTGAGACTCACTGGGATTCGTAGGTCCGCACAATCTCCGTCAGCGACTCAATCATGTGAAGGCGCTCTACATGGTGAGGACGCACGTAGTTCCTGCACTCCTCCAGCGTCTTCCAGCCAATTCCAGAAATCTCCCGCTTCTGCATGTAGGTCATCTTTTGACCTAGATTCACAAGCTCGGGCTTGGTCAGCAGGGCCACAAAGTAGACGTGCCGATATTGGACGCCGTTCAGCCCTGTGAAGGTCTCCTCCAGCAGAATGTTGTTCAGGACCACATAGGCCTCCCGGGGTACATTGGTCTCCTCATTGAACTCACGCAGGGCACACTCGAGATCCGTCTCGGTCCGCACGCGGCGACCCTTCGGAAACCCCCACTCGGGCTCAGGGTACACGGACGCAAAGTTGGACACCATTCCCACCCTGTCCAGCGAGCCGAACTTCTCCTTGGACATCAGATACTCGTTTGAGGTGTGGTCATCGCCCCACAACTGGCGCCACAGATCGTCGAACGGTTTCCGCGCGATATCCTGCTGCTCGGCAATCGTCATGTTCGACAGGAGCCGCCCCACATACTCCGTGTCTGTGGGATCATACTTGCCCCGCATGAACTCTGCGAAACTCATGCTGTCCTTCCGCCGAATCATCAGGACCTTTGCCACTCCCACATCCGCGGGGATCCGCGAGGCATCCAGCACCACCAGTCCACACGACAGCACAGGGTCTCTGCACCCCCTAAACACATGTCCCTTCTCTCCGCAGTTATTACAATACATTACGACTGGGTTTCGTTGTGGGATTGAAGTCCGTTTTTCCATTAGGCAAATAAAGAAGTTCCCTTGTAAACACAAATGGGCGCGAGCACAAGCATACCCACTGGCGCTCCAGGATACATTCCCGGGGCCGCCCAACCCTATATCCCTTCGTCCATGTCGTCCACCTCGTCGATCCTCTTGGGTCTCTTCGTGGGCTTTCTGGTGATTATCGTGGTCGTGGCGGCGTTCCGCAGCATGAGCTCCGGCAAGACCGTGGATGCGGCCCCCACGCCCGTCGACGCCAAGGTGGGTGGCACGATCCCCGCGTCTGCGATTCCGTTGAATCCAGGTGCGGACTATAATCTACAATTCTGGATGTTCGTGCAAGATTGGGACTACAGGTTCGGCAAGGAGAAGGAGGTTCTCATGCGAACGGATGCGTCGAATCCGGCGATCGTGAATCCCCGCATCACTCTGCACCCCACTGACAATACCCTGAATGTGTACTTGACAACCTTTACGTCGGGTTCCACGAGCGTGGGAAGGTACCAGCCCGGTTCGGCCGTGGGCTCTACGGAGACTGGATCCACATGGCTCTGTGCGATTGAGAACATTCCCCTTCAGACGTGGTTCTCGGTGTCCGTTACCACCTTCCAGCGCAATTTGGATGTGTTCATCAACGGCAACCTGGTCAAGTCCACGGTCATTCCCGCCGTGCCCCGTTCTGCGACGGGCAACATCCTCGTGGGTGCCAACGGTGGATTCTCTGGATACATTTGCGGCGTGAGTGGCTCGGGCAAGGAACTCAAGCCTGCCCAGGCCCGTGACTACTACGCTGCGGGCACCAGCTGTTCGTCCTTGGTCAGTGGCAGTGGTGCCGCGGGGCCGACGGGAACTGTCTACAATCTCTTCGGATACACGATCATCATTGAAGATTCTTCGGGCAAACCTGTGACGTCAACGGCTGTACTCCAGAACTTCAACTTGGGATCGAGCACGACATCGTGGAATCCATTCGGAGGATCAAGCAGTAACGCCCCGGTTGGTCCCATGGGCGCCACACCAGCAACAGGAGCCGCGGCGGGCACGGGCGCGACGGGAGGCACTGGAGGCACGTCAAGCAGTTAAACACCTCTCTATCGTCTACTACAATGAGACTCTTGCTCAAGTTTCCCACACGGTCCCGGCCGCAGCAAGCGCTGAAGACGCTTCAAACCTACTACAACATGGCAACACGTCCCGATCTCATCGGGATTGCCATGTCGTGTGATTCTGATGACGATAGCATGTCGCGAACTCTTGTGAAGGAGGAATTCGGACGAACTATGAGTCGATTTGAGTGGTCGCGAATGTTCTACGGGAACAGCAAGACCAAGATTGAGGCATGTAACGCCAACATGGGGGAGATTGAGTATACATGGGACATTGTCATGCTGGTGTCCGATGACATGGTGCCGATTGTCAAGGGATACGACGATGCGATTCGTTCTCACATGATGTCGTCCTTTCCCGACACCAATGGAATTCTATGGTTCAATGACGGACACCAAGGAAACAGACTGAACACGCTGTCGATTATGGGACGGGCAATCTACAGTCAATACGGCTACATCTACCATCCGTCGTACAAGAGTTTCTTCTGTGACACGGAGTTCACCGATCTGTGTAGGGGTCCACTGAGTGCAAAGAGCCTTTACATTTCCTCATGTATTGTGCGTCACGAACATCCGGGGAATGGATATGGTGGAGTTGATGCGCTCTATGTCAAGAACCAACTGGCATGGAGAGAGGATCTGATGAACTACATTGAGCGCAAGGAGTATCCTGTGGACTGGACGATCATGATCCCGACGATTCCGGGGCGCGAACGGTCTCTTCAGGCATTGATCAGGAACGTCCGCGAACTCTCTCGCCAGATCTGTCCGCAGCTCAAGATTGCTATCCGTCTTGGATTCGACGACCGTAAGATCACCATCGGAGCCAAGCGGGATCAAATGTTACAGGCCGCGGAGGGACGGTATGTGTCCTTTATCGATGACGATGACACAGTGACCCCGGCCTATTTTGAAGATGCGCTTGCGTGTATTGAGGGGCGGTTCGACTGTATGCGCCTCCGAGGGCAAATCTCTCGGTGGACCTTTACTCACAGCATCGCGACCAAGGTTACCGATCCGATGGCCAATGAGACCACCTTTCTCCGTCCACCCAATCACTTGAACGTGATGAAGGCCGACGTTGCCAAGCTGTTTCGGTTTGTTGACGCATCCTCGGGTGAAGACCTGGAGTGGACGATCCGTTTGGCGCGATCGGGATACAATCAGAGGGAGTACCGATCTGATCCGAGTCGTATTCACTACATTTACGAATTTGGCGACCGGGTCATGCCCCCTGGGGTTCTTGAGGGACAACGGAACATCACCTGTGAGCAAAAGCTCCAACAGGTCCTGATTATGAATCGACAGGGTGCCCCTGCTCTGCGCACAGACATTCAGGCAGAAGGCCCTCAACTCAGACTCGGTTCACGAGGATTCGCGCGAACATAGTTTGTAGAGTAGAAGCAATGCAGGAGTGGATTGTGGTCGCTGCCGTTATCATTGTCATTGCGATTTTGCTCTACGTCTTTGTCTTCTCTCAGCCAAGGGACACGACAATGGAGATCATCGTTCCGTCGGGCCAGTCTGGAAAGACGGAAATGTATCCATCATCAAAGATCTTCCGCTCCTTCAACCAGCCGGACGGAGCCGTCTTCAGTTACGCGTTCTGGCTGACGGTGAATGACTTTACCTTCAACTACGGCCGCCAGCGCGTCATCTTCAACAAGAACAATGCCCCGGGCGTCTATCTGGATTCCACACCCAACGCCATGCTGATCAAGATGAACACCTATGGCGGCAACCAGGAGACCGTGCTGATCCCGAACATCCCTGCGCAGAAGTGGATCCACGTGGTGGTTGAAGTGAACCAGTACGCCATGAACATCTTCATCAACGGTATCCTGCGGCAGACGCACACCATGTCCCAGCTGCCTCTCCAGAACAATGATTCGCTGGTCGTGGGGTCGCGCGAGTTTGGCTACGACGGCACGATCGCGGAACTGGCGTATTACGCACGGGTATTGAAGCCCGAGGAGATTGAGCGGCTAGCAAAGGATGAGCCTGCGTCTACAGCATTGATGCCATCGATGCCGCCCTATTCGGATCTTGGGTGGTATATTGGACCGTTTAAATCTGCATAAAGACTAAATGAGTTCAGGCGGTCGTCGTGGTGTTGACGTTTCAGGCAACCAAAGCATGCGCATTCAGAACGCGTCCGACTTTGTCTATCAAGAGAAGGTTCAGTTGATCTACACGACCAACAATGCAATCTCCAACCAGGGCATTCCCGCGTGGGGAGGCCGTAACGCCTACCAGAGCCACACGCCCAATGGCAATGACTTTGCGCGCCAGTTCCTCAATGGACTGCGCGAGTGCGACTGCTCGGGTGGCTTTCCCGGCATGAGGAACGGCAACATCACGCCGTTTTCCTGAGACCCCGCAGTTGCTTACGAATCGTCGACCTGCGTCCCTTGTCGGCGGTAGGAGAATACGAAAAGAAGAAGGACAAGAACTCTTTGCTGCTCTTGTTCTTGGACAGCTCACCGTACAACTTGGTCTTTTCCTGGAGCATGTCGTGGAGTGTCGACTGCTCGCCCAGACACTCGGTCGGAGTCAAGATCTTGAATCGCCGCTTGTTCGCGTGATGTGCCAGTTCCATCAGGCGCTGAGCCACGCACAGAATATGACTGACCTTGTCCTCACTAATCCCCGAATACACATACGCAAAGTAAAACTGCAGCGTCGTCGGAATGCTGGCAATCTTGATCCCGTCCGCGGTCTCATGATAGCTGTGGCACGCCTGCGTTGCGTAATACCGAAACATACATCCGTCCGATTCCACAACCTCCGTACATTCAGGAAGAATCGCATTCCCAGGCGTTACGTGAGGTTTGTGGCCCTTGGTCAAGCGGGCAATGACATCGGCATCTGCCAGCAAGGTCACGGGGGTTGTCCATGTCGCGTGCGACGCATGGCGCTCGGCGGCATTGAAACCAAGCAAGACCACGGGCTCGGATTGGAGCATCTTGATCACCTGCTTCTTGCGCTCGGGAGTCAGGACATCCTCGGAGGGCGTATCCTCCTTACACGTCAACGGATACTCATCGTTCAGCAGCATCATACGGTTATAGACCTTGTTCCATCGAGACACATCGCCTTCAGGACGCGACAGTTCCAGGTAGGTCGACATGCGCAGGAAATTGGGCGTCACGTAATGGATGCCCTCCTTTTCGTATCCTTCGTCCCACTGCCGATCGAACAGCTCCGGGTCCATCTGCGACACGTCGGCTACACCGGTGTAATCGCCAAACACCTTGAACGTTCCCAAGTGGATACCAGGCTTGACCTGCACATCGGGGACCCCTGCCGCCGTCAGTTTGTCGGCAACCTCCATCGCGTGCTCCTGCGGCGTGGCACTGTAGAAGTCATAGTCGGGAACCTCGCGAGTAAAGTCGTAGAACTGGTGCTTCGGCTTCAGCAGGTTGTTGATGGCCGTGCCACCGTAACACATGACCCGATGCGACTTCAGGAACGCCTCCACAACACGAATCGATGTCTTGATGTTGGGGTTCTCCGTCAGCTCCTGCTCCATCTTTTCCAGCTGTTTCTCGGCGATCTTGCTGATCTCGACAGCGTCAGGGTCACTCATTGTTAGTAGACCGATAAAAAGGGATTTGCTTTCTTTTTTTCCTTGTGAGGCAGCAAGATGCCCAGTCGGTACAATCTTCGTAAGCGTGATGGACAGAAAACCAAGTGGGTCAAGGACGAGACCCTGAACCAGCCTGACTCCGAGTCCGAGGATGAGGATTATGTCCCCCCGTCTGTCTCCGAATCCGAAGAGGACGCAGAGGACGAGGAGGAAAGCGAGGACGAGTCTGAGGAAGAGTCCGAGGAGGAGGATAGCAGCTCGCTTCGTATTCCGAAGGGTGCCAAGGTGTCCGTTAAGCTTCACATCCACACCATGGCAGGTAAGGGTGGCCGCATCGACATTGAGGAGGAGTCCGAGTCCGAGTCGGAGGAAGAGTCCGAGGAGGAGGATTTCATCGAGCATCTCATGAGCAAGTATGTGGGTAAGAAGGGTGGTGCGCCCCGTCACTCGAACAACAAGAAGAAGGAGGAGGAGGAACCTGCCATGGAACTGAATGAGGACGAGGAGGAGTATTTCGAGGACCTCCCCAAGTCGAAGCGCCGCCGCCTCAATGAGCAGATGAAGCGCCTGTCGACATTGGTTGTGGATGGTGATGTGCCCTACAAGTTCCGTGTTCTGGATCTCAACATTGCCGACACCGTCAAGGCCGCAGTGATCAAGAAGATTGATAACCTCACGGAAATGTCCATGGAGGGCGAGGGCTACAAGCTGCGCTCATGGGTGGACGCGTTCCTGCGCATTCCCTTTGGCAAGTGTGTGCCCCTGCCCGTGACGATCAAGGACGGCCCCGAGAAGTGTGCGGGATTCCTTGAGGATTCTACCAAGACGCTGGATACGGCGGTCTACGGAATGACCTCGGCCAAGACGCAGATCATGCAGATTCTGGCCCAGTGGATGTCCAACCCCGGTTCCGTGGGTAACGTGATTGCCCTCAAGGGTCCGATGGGAGTCGGCAAGTGTCACGCAAAAGATACGAAGATTCTCATGTATGATGGGTCTGTGAAGAATGTACAGGACATTGTGGTGGGAGACATCGTGATGGGAGACGACTCGACTCCTCGCAGGGTTCTATCGCTTGGCCAGGGTGAAGACATGATGTACGATATCATTCCTACAAAGGGAGAAAAGTACACAGTCAATTCGGAGCACATCCTCTGCCTAAAGCAATCGGGTGTTGGCTGCATTCGATGTGTGCGCGGAACCGCATTCAAGACGATTCGGTTCGATAATATGGAAAAGAAACTCAAGTATAAGTCGTTCCCATCCTACGATGAAGCAACCGAGTATCTGAATGGGTTCACGGAAGAGGACCATATCACCGAACTAAGTGTAAAAGAGTACCTGAAACTGTCCGATGATGTGAAGGACAACTGGCTCAAGGGGTATCGCACTGGCGTTGAGTTTCCACACAAGACAGTGGACTTTGATCCTTATATTCTGGGTCTCTGGCTTGGGGATGGATGTAGTTCGTCTACAATGATTAGTTCACAGGATGCCGTAATCCTTGGGTATCTCAACAAAACGTTGCCAGAGTATGGTTTGATGCTCAATTACTACTCGCAGTATGATTACCGAATCCGCGGAATCAGGAAGGGGGACAATGTGATGATGGACGTGCTTCATCGTCATGGATTGATTGAGAACAAGCATATTCCCGATGTGTACAAACTCAACGACCGCAATACTCGTCTCAAGGTTCTTGCAGGACTCGTGGACACGGATGGATATACCTGGAACAATACGATCGAGATTGCTCAGAAGTCCGATCGTCTCGCGTCTGATATTGTCTTCTTGGCTCGGTCACTTGGGTTTGCGTGCTACGTGGCGCGAAGGGAGAAGTCGTGTGAATACAAGGGAGAGACGCGCACGGGGATCTACAACATCATTACCATTTCGGGCGATACATCCGAAATCCCGATTCGTATTGAGCGCAAGAAACCGACCGAACGTCTTCAGAAGAAGGATGCCCTTGTCACTGCAATTGACGTGAAATGCGTTGGCACTGGAACATACTATGGCTTTACATTGGATGGGAACAGTCGTTACGTACTGGGCGATTTCACGGTGACGCACAATACGTCCTTCGCGCGTCACGGTGTGGCCAAGGTTCTCCAGCGTCCCTTTGAGTTCTTCTCTCTGGGCGGCGCGTCGGACGCCTCGAACTTTGTGGGCCACTCCTACACCTACGAGGGCTCGACATGGGGTCGCATCGCAGACTCGATCATGGCGGCGCGCTGTATGAATCCTGTGCTGTATTTCGACGAGGTGGACAAGATTTCCACCACGGCGCACGGCGACGAGATTACGAGTATGCTGATTCACTTGACGGACCGCTCGCAGAACAGCCAGTTCCACGACCGCTACTTTGCCGGTGTGGACTTTGACCTGTCCCAGTGCCTGTTCGTCTTCTCCTTCAACGACGAGTCCAAGATCCACCCTGTGCTGAAGGACCGCATGCAGATCATCAACTGCTCCGGCTACACGTGGGAGGAGAAGGCGTCGATCGTGAATCAGTACATCTGGCCGCAGATTCTGGAGCGCATCCAGCTCAAGGACCAGCTCACCATGTCAGAGGAGGCCATCAAGTATCTCATCTCCGAGTATTCGAAGGACGAGGAGGGCGTGCGCAACCTGATCCGCACGGTCGAGACCTTGGTGACCCGTATCAATCTCCTTCGCATCGCCGGAGAGACAACGGCCAAGAAGTATGTCTTCTACAAGGAGATCAAGCTCCCCTTGACCATTACCTCGGATTTGTGCCGCCACATCCTCCAGGATACCCTGCGGCAGACCAATGAATCGTGGAGGCACCTCTATACATAATGAAGGTGTTCTCCTTCTGCCTGTATGGCACGGAGCCTAATTATTACACTGGGCTTCTCGAGAACATTGCCATCGTCAAGGAACATTATCCCGATTTTACTATTGTGGTCCACAAGGGCTTTTGCGATCCGTCATGGGTTATTCCGGAAGGCGTAGAGGTTAACAACACCAACCGCGAAGGCGCCATCAACGCCCTGCTCCGCTACTTGTCCATGTTCACTGCCGAGGTGGGGTTTGTCCGTGACACGGATTCGCGGATCACGGCGCGCGATCGATGGTGCATTGACGAGTTCCTCAAGTCCGACAAATCCTACCACTCCATTCGCGATCACTACTGGCATCGGTCGAAATTGATGGCGGGGACGTTCGGATGGAAGAAACCCATGTCGCTCATGATACCCACGCATGAGGTGGGGTATGGATTCGATGAGCACTTTTTGGCCACGGAAGTCTATGAACGGATCAAGTCAGATCTTCTTGTTCACACGTCGTACCGAGCCTTTGCCGGCGAGCACGCAGTCTGGATCGAGAGACCGTTTGAGGATGTGTATGACTTTGTTGGAAATGTGATCTGGGACGGAAAACCAAAGTTCGCCTACACGAGAGATATCCCCCCACTTCTCGCAGAGTTGCGGACACACGATCAGTTTGCCATTCTACTTCGCGTTCTTGAAGGGGTTGATCCATGGTCGATTCCATATGGATCACGCACGGAGGTGTTTGAGATTGCCTACACGGCCTGTTACTATCTGGGCAGGTATGAGGAGGCGCAACGATGGCTCTCGTATTTTGAGTTCGCAGATGTGACGCCGCAGGTTGTGGTGAACTCCAACTTTCTGATCGGCCATCTGGGAACGATTGTTGCGTCGTTTGATCCAAATCGGACAGCAAAGGACTCGGAGGTGGTGATTGTCTATGGAAACTTTCCAGATGGACACCTTGCCCTCCCGGCAACGAGAACACTGTATCGCCACGTCTCTCTCTTTTCCCAGATTCGGCACTCGGTCGTGGAATCGCATCCGTGCTGGGACTCTGTGGACATTATCTACATTCTCAATCTCGAAGGCCGATCGGATCGCTACATGGAAACCCTGGCATCACTGTCTCGAGTTGCCGCACCCCTGCACAAGGTCCATCACTATATTGGAAAGCGCGACTTGCCTCCCTA